CTGTTGGTGTGCTAGTTGGTGTCTCAGTTAATGTAGAAGTTAATGTGGGTGTACTAGTTGGTGTCTCAGTTAATGTAGAAGTTAATGTGGGTGTACTAGTTGGTGTCTCAGTTAATGTAGAAGTTAATGTGGGTGTAGGAGTTGGTGTAGGGGTATCTGTTGGTGTGCTAGTTGGTGTCTCAGTTAATGTAGAAGTTAATGTGGGTGTACTAGTTGGAGTCTCAGTTAATGTTGATGTTAATGTAGGTGTGGGAGTTGGTGTAGGGGTATCTGTTGGTGTACTAGTTGGTGTCTCAGTTAATGTAGAAGTTAATGTGGGTGTATTAGTCGGAGTCTCAGTTAACGTAGAAGTTAATGTGGGTGTATTAGTCGGAGTCTCAGTTAATGTAGAAGTTAATGTGGGTGTGCTGGTTGGCGTTAACGTATGTGTGGATGTTAACGTAGGAGTACTAGTTGGAGTCTCAGTTAATGTTGATGTAAGAGTTGGTGTATTAGTCGGAGTTAAGGTAGGTGTATCTGTTTGTGTGGGTGTATTTGTAGTTGTAGATGTTGGTGTTAACGTTGGTGTATTGGTAGGAGTTGGTGTTGGTGTATTTGTAGTTGCTGATGTGGGGGTTAAAGTTGGTGTTGATGTGGGTGTATTAGTTGGTGTTGTTGTTGGTAAAACTATAATTGATTCACATTCCACAACTACTGGTTGAGTTGTGCATATAATACCAAAATCGGTTCTTGTTAATGTGCCATATTCAGAACCGTTTTCTAAATAATATTGTTCTAATTCAAAATCTAAATTGTAGAATTGTTCATAATTATGTGATAATAATATTGTATTTCCAGTAACACCATTAAAAATAATTAAATCAGATGGTGGCGTTCCGCTTATATTAAAATGATAGTAAATGTCGGCATCACAATATTCTAAATTAACATCAATAACTTCTAATTTTTCGCCATTTTGATTTATTAAATAATCTCCGGTTTCATATTCTTCACAACATTCAGATATTGTTTCACTTGGTCTTTCTTGTAGAAATTCTGCTTGTCTATCATAAAAATTATATTCAGTTAAAGTAATTTCTTCTGTTGTAGTATCTACATATTTGTTTGACCAAACTTTTAAATTTGTGGTTGGTAAAAATTCTAAAATTATATCATTGGCACCATTAGTTGCGCCAGTTAAAGGTCTAACAGTAACAACGCTCTTTTTTATTGAACCTAATGTTTCAATTGCTGTTATTGTTATGGCACTGTACTCATACCCAAAAGAATAATCATTATTTATTTCAGCATTTAAATATTCGGCATTTGTAAATGATGTTTTATAGAATGCAGATAAAATTGTTTGACCTGTAGTAACATCTTCTACATTAGTTTCAATTAAATTAATACCTAAATATGATTTTATATCATCTGAAGTCGTGCCACTATTAATAGAAACACCACTTACAACTAATACTTTAGTTCCGGATTTAATACCATAATTAAAACTAGGTCTATATTGTATTTTTGGTTCAAGAGTGTATCCAGTGGTTGTTCCACTAATTACAGTTCCATTTACCATCAAACCTTCTATTTTTGCTTTTACATCACAGTTTGCCCCGTCAGTAAATAACAAATCAATTTCTTGAAATTCAGTTACTCCAGATAACATTAAAGTACATACGGGGCTTTCTAATAAGGTTAATGTAACACCACTAGGTAATCCTGTTGTGGCACCATTAACTCCGGGTCTACCATTTACATGTAAAAATATTGGCCAAGGTGTATTTTGCGGAGCAGAAGTATTACCAGTTATTACAATAAAAATGTCTGCTTTAGCATTACAACTATCAAAAGTACCGCCAGAATATTTGTCACAATCAACATAGAAAGCGATTTCTGTATCACATTGACTATTTAAAGTATCATACTCAGTTAAAAATCTATAATCTATCGATTCAAATGAACAATCATTTGGCCCATTTTTTATGGTGCTAAATTTTATTTGGCCATCTCCACTAGATGTTGTTGAAAAAGAATAATTAACAATCTTTGTTGGATTATTAATAGTACTATCTAACAAATTAGTTAATGAAGAAATCCAAGCATTTTTTATTGTTGTAACATTAGGTGATAAATAATTTTTATAATCACAAATTAAAGGTAATTTAGTTGTATCACTATTCGTTAAAGTTGTACATCCACTCATAGGGAATGGATTAAACAATGTGGTTCCGGTTATATTAATAGAGGCACCTGTATAAGTAATTTCATCTATTGTAATTAACGGCATATAAGTTACGCCAGTTAAACTTGTTACTCCACGAAAATTATCTTCCTTACCAATAATAGTTTCAACATCCTCTTCTATTGTATTTTCAAAATCCGGATATAAATTTTCCGTTATTTGAATATCTTGACACCCTCTTTTATATTGATACTTGGACCTTCCAAAAATACTGTTGCCTATTACATTTCCACCAGTCCACAATGTTGTTGATGGTACAAATTGTTCAACTATTTTTACCCAATAAGGACCTACTTTATTTATAAAGTCATTCATTGTCGCAACATCGTATGGTGTAAATGATGTTTGAGACAAATAATCACGATAAACATCCTCAAGTACAAAATAGTTTCTATTATACTTGATGGTGTGTGAATTTTTTATTTGGTCACTTAATACTTTATATAAAAATTCCGCAAATGTTACGCCTGTTTGTGGTGTTAATGTATTACTACCAAATGTTAAACTTAAATCTCTAGATTTTCTATATATGTCATAATCTATTGCTTTTGATGGTGAAACATTAACCGTAATATTTTTTCTATTTAATATTAATTCTGAAGATTCATCAGATACGTGCGCTTTAATATTATCAACTTCATTTACTAATTCATATCCATAATCTAATCCGGGTAATGTTCTGTAGATATTAAAATAATCTTCACCATATGTGTATGGTCTATTTTTTGTTATGATAGTTTTAGTTAATCCAGTGGTTACAGAATTTTCTTCATCTAAAATTAAATCACTTCTATGTACTAAAGTTGTTTCATACCAACCAGCGCCTTTTTGGAAGAAAATATCATCAGTAGTATTAGACGCTTGTTTTGGTAAAAAAGTTAATTCATCTACAGGATAACCATCTCTATTAAATGTTGTTTCACCAGTTACTGTAACAATTGTATAACCACTTGTTGTTGTATCATATGATGCGTATTGAAATGTTTTTTGACCTTGTATTGCATCATATATGTCCCCTTCAATGTCAGTTGATTTTGGCATAGAAGCCACACGATAAACGTGTTCATCTATTTGAATCATGGGGCTTGGTATACCCAAAAATCTCAAAAAGAATTCGACAGATTTTCTTGTTCCTTTTGATTTATACAAGTATGCTATATTAACAAGCATTCTTCTATAAAACTCATATTCAGATTCAACTAAATTCGGTCCATTAGTTATACCACTATACTGACTAACTATTCTGGTATATAATGATTCATCTAAACTTTTTTCATCAAATAAATTAACACTTTCTAAACCTAAAGTTGTAGCAAGGTTTTTTAATAAAGAATCTGGTAAGTTATTTATACCATCATAACTTACATTACGCATATAAGCTATGTTATCAATGAATTTTTTTACCCTATCAAAACTTTGCCCATATAATTGAAAAACAGCCTCTGCTTTTTTATCTTGTGTATCATATTCAAATAATTGAGGCGACGATAAAAATCTAACAATTAAATTTGACTTATAATTATCAATTTCATCTGCTATATTTTTTAATTTTTCAACAAAACCCTCATATGCCAATCCAACAATTGTTGGGTTCCAACCATCTCTAGAGATTGGCCAGCTGTACTGGATTGTAATAATTTCAGTTCTAGATTGGTCAAAACTATCTCTAGGAACTTTAAATTTTGATGTGAACTTTGGAAAAGTATCTCTGTCTATTAAAATTTGTTCAACCTCATCTAAATTATTATAATATTCTTCAACAATTCCATTATTTGGGCGAATTAAATAATTTGAAGTAAATGTTGCACCACTAAAAGGATTACCGGAAACTGAAAATATTACTTTATTATATGTATTTGGTTCGGTATATGTTAATATGCCATATGTTGAACCACTAATATCTATTACATAATTTAAATAAGATGAAAAGAAATTTCTTATTTTATTTTCTTGATTTGGTGGTGGATTGGTATTAATGGTTTTGAATAAAATATCAAATGGATTATAAAATAAACCAACTTCAACTTCAAATTGTGTAATATCATTAACCTCATCATATGTAACAGATTCTGCAGTATTAGTACTAACACTAGTTGGACTATTAGAATCAACTAGCACCGCTGCCGGATATGTCTTTATAATATTTGTTAATGATACACCTATTCTACTTTTTAAGGAGCCAAATAAAGATTTGCCAGCATCATTTTTTGATGTTTTAAATTTAATTTCATCGGCATTTTCTGTTGATACTTGTGTTGAGGTATTTGTTGTTTCTTGTTCATTTAATGTTTCTAATGTTAAGAAATCTGAAAATGGGGCAGAAGTAAAAACTTTAGAATCTTTTTCTGGAATACTGGGGTCCCAAGCAAATGAAGTATTCGTCAACTGACTTGTACCGTCAGTTATCTGACCACCGACTAATTTATCACTAAATGTATCGGCACCACTAGAGGCCTGACTTGGAACTTTTCTTCTGGTGCCCATTATACAGTAGTAATATTATCAAAATTTAAGGTTTCATCAATATCAGTTCTTTGCTCTCTAACTTCATATAAGGTTTCATTAAACTCATCCTTAATTTCAAATAAGTTATACTGCTTGTAGATATTGTTATTATTATCATAAATTGTATAAATGCCTGAGTTGATGGCTTTACTCTGATTACCATAAAGTGCATGCGCTAATGTTGTTGCATCATGCTCAACCATTTCAATTTCAACTGTTGTTGGATTAAAAAATGTATTTGTTAAAATAATTTTTTGTGAAGGTTGTCCTATAAATGGAACAGTATTAGGTTTATTTGATGGTGCTGAAGATGGTGTAACTGTCAAAAACATCAAATTTGTTGCTTGTTCACTATATTGATAACGAATAGCTTTCTGATTTGTATTTGTTACGTTAGAGGTAACCGGTGTACAATAAAAAGAAGATGTTACTATTCTATAGAAATTAGCCAATTTTGTATTATCTACTGTGTTTATATATTCAATTCTGTACCCAACTAAACCTTGTGGAACAAATTTATTCCTATCAGCAGATGGTACATTATTTAAATCAACTATAATTCCACGAACAGATGGTAATGATGCTAAGACACCACAATCAGTAATTGTAGTTCTTACTTGTTTTGGACGTAAATGAAGCGTATATATACCCAATTCAGAAAAATCTGTGGCAGTTAATTTTAAATTATATAATCCCCCCAAAATTTCAACATTTGGTGCTGATGTATCGTCAGTTGTATCATCATTGTGATAAACTGGTGTCAAAACATCAGTGGATATTAATTTTTTTAACGTAACGGGTGCAGTAGATGTGCGACCGGTCACATAATGATAAAAAATCTCAACATCGTCCGGAGAAACATCTGCGGGTCTAACTATACCATAACTTCCTACTGCCATATCTTTTTATTTA